ACATCCAGCCATCGCGAACCGTCAGCGCATTGTCGCCCACGAGGTGACCCTACCACCCCCCGATTGTAAAGGCAACATTCACAGCGGGCGCGGGACTGTATCGACCTTTTATCCAATAAACCCCTTCTCGCTCTATTGTTTGCGGTTACACTATAGGTACACAAGGAGCACAACATGCAAACCACCCTCGACATCCTCACCACATCAATCCCGTTCGGCGGCTATGGCCGACCGCTCACCTCCACGGAACGCCGACGGCTACGCCAGGCCGCGCCAGGCTGCCCCGTGTCCGAGCGGATGATCGTGCTCAGGCGGCACGACCAGTCAACCGTGGGCACGCTCTATGAGCCCACCTCTGATGGCCGCTGCTACACGCTCTCGGTATTCCCCGCGGTCGGCATTGTCACTAGCTAACCACTCACCGGGGGGCATCGCCCCCCACCACCTGGAGACACCATGCCAGATGATCTGTTCATCCACCCCGACGCCCCCGACATCCGCCCGGAGATGGCTGGGCAGCTATGGGCGGCCCTGCTCGCCATCACGCACGCCGTAGAGTGCATCGAGGCTCAGGACATCGTGAACGACTACCACCGCGCGCACGACGGCGTCGGAGCCCACGACCTGGCCCGCATGGTCATCGAGGCCGCACAGGTCAAGGAGGTGAACTAATGGCCGGCCGTCCACCCCTCCCCCCATCGAAGCGCCGCAGCGAAGCCCTCGCCGTGTACGTCAACCGCTCCGAGCTCAGCGCCCTCAAGCGCCGGGCTGCGGCCTGCCGTCTCTCTCTCTCGAGCTATATGCTCGCGGCTGGTCTCGGCCTGCTACCCAGCGCCGAACAGCCCAGCACCGATAGCGCCGATGCCGTACCTGAGCGCGTCTAGGGCGTGATCTGACTGGCCGGGCTTGGGGGCATCCTTCGTGCCTCCTGCCCGGTCGTCCCAGATGTAGCTCTCCATCTCGCGCACGAGGTTTTGGCACTTGCCCTCATGGACAACCAGCCCCGGCAGGCCATCGACGGCTGACGGGGCGAGGCGTTCGCACACCGCGTTGATGCCACTGCGCACCGAGCCGGGGCCCTTCTTGGCCGGCACCGTGACGATCCCGTGGTCCCGCGAGAGCGAGAGCCGCGCGCCACGGTCCTCGGGGTCAACCACGATCTGACTGCACTCCCGCCCCGCCAGGATGCCCTTGATCGCTCGCGCGTGCTGGGAGATGGTCCACTCTGCACGGTAGTGCTCAGCGATGACGTGGATAGTGTCCGTGGCGTGGTCGTGGGCCAGGAGCAGGAAGACCGCGGGCGCGCGTGTGCCGAAGTCCATGCATCCCGTCAGGGTCCACTCGGGCGGGATGGGCACTGCGGGCACGACGTGCAGATGCCTGGCCCACTCTGCGTAGACCCTGCCCTCGAGGGTGGTCCACTCGCCTCGAGCTCGCGCCGCTCTCTCGTGGGTTCCGTATTGCCTCAGCATCCGGTCGAGTGCGCCGGCCGGGAGGTGCGGGTTGTCCGCGCCGTGGATGTAGTGCACGCGCACGTCCTCGGGCGTGTTGGCTACCCACCGGTCGTAGATGTGGGTGAGCCCGCGAAGGGGCGTCATGCTCACGATGAGACGGCCCCGACGGTCTACCAGCCTCATCATGATCTCGTTCAGTACATGCCCGGATCCGGGGGGTTCTTCGTCGACATGGACGAGATCGACCGCCCCGCCCTGGAAGCCGTCCCGGCCCATGTCGATGCTCAGGAAACCGACGTATCCGCCGCCAGGCAGGGTCACCGATGCGCGCCCGTTGCCGTGCTGGTTGCGCCACTTCGAGCCGGGCGGCAGATACTTCGCATAGGTCGGTCGGAGGTACTCCACCGAGTCGCCGCTATCGAGCGCCACTGCCCACACTCGACCGGGCCGCTGCGGGAGTATGGCGGGGTCAATGCCGTTGTTCCTGCACCATTCTCGGGCGTCCGCGTGCCTACCTCCTAGGGCTGTGGCGATCGCGAGTTGAGCTGCGCCGACGCTCTTACCGCTGCGATTACCTCCGCAGATGACGGTCACCACATCGCCGAGCTGCTGGAACGCTCGCCGCTGGGATGTCCTCGGCAGGGGCCGATCCCACAGATGCGCGAAGCGTAGCGGGTGCTCAGTGCATACCCGCATGAGGTGGTCGGTGTCGTCTACCAGCTCGGGGGCGAGAGCGGTGGTCACTCGAGCGCGCCCGGTCCGGGGTCTTGCCCGTTCTTATCGGCCCACGTTGTCCATCGTCGACGAATCACGTCGCAGTATCGCGGGTCCAGTTCGATTAGCCGCGCGCGGCGACCGGTCATGGCGCAAGCGATTAGCGTGGTTCCGCTTCCGGCGAACGGGTCGAAAACCGGACCGTCGCCTATCCATGAAAGGCACCACACGATAAGATCGACCGGCTTTTGCGTAGGATGGTCCTTGGAATACCCTACTACGGATCGCCTGTATAGTTTTGCCGGGCCGCCGACATTGCTCCATGCCATTTCACACATCGCAAGCGTGAATTGTTCCGGTTGTTTTTTATCCCAAATAAAAAACGTCTGACTTGGTGGAAGACCGAAATAATTGCCCCCCCAAATTATCGCGGACGGACATAGCCTGACAAATTTAATAAGCAATTCGTCGGACGCCGGTGCCGAATCCCAATATGTCCGGTCATGCGCTTGTCGTACCGGGTTTGCACTTATTCCGATACCGTATGGCGGATCCGTTATCAAATGATGTTCGCGGTATGTTTCGATATCGGCGGCCGTACAATCACCGCAAGCCAACCGATGCGGACCCAATTCGTAAACCTCACCAACGACGCTATCGGCAACCTCACCGATCGCCGGGATATCATCCTCGGTTCCGTCCGGGTCAAATGTCGGCGTTAGCAAATCCGCCAGTTCCTCCGCACTCCACCCGAGCCCGTCCAGGTCCACGCCGTCGTTGCCCATCTGCCGCAGCACATCCTCCAGCCCTGACGACCACTCGGCCAGCTCACCCAGCCGGTTGTCAGCGAGCGCGAGCAGGCGCGCGTCTGTGGGGTCAAGGTCCAGCACCCGCACCGGCACCCGGTCCAGGCCGAGGGACTGGGCAGCCTTTAGGCGCGTGTGGCCGGCGATGACCTCGAGACCACCACCGTCCACCGGCCGGGCCAGGATGGGCGCACCGAACCCGAACCGCTCGATGCTCTTGGCCACCTCGGGCACCGCGTGGTCGTTCTCTCGTGGGTTGTCCGCCCACGGCATCAAGTCCCCGATGCGTAGCCACGTAGCCCCCTGATCACCGGTGGGTGGTGTGGTGGTCATGTCCTCTCCCCAATGGTCTTCGGGGTGGAAGGGGCGGATGCCTCGCGCGCGCGCCGGGCTTCCAGTGCCGCCCTGGCTTCGTCCTCATACTCTTTGATGAGCACCTCGAGGCCCCTCTTCACCGCCATTCTGGCCACGATCGAACGGGACACTGCGGGCACGAGGCCTTGGTATTTCTCGGATGCCGTATACAGTCGAGCCAGCTTCTCCATCATCTGGACATCGCCGACGGCAAGCCGAACAGAAAACGGATCGTGGCGCGCGAGATACCGGCGCAGCTCCTCTTGTGCAGGTGTCATGGCCTCTCCCGGTCGAGTATCTGTAGGGCGAGATCCAGACGCCACCGGATCCGCTCTGCTGTGCAGTCGTCATCGACAATGCGGGCCGCCTCGAGCGCGAGCGCGCGGGCCTGCGTGATTGGGTCCGGCTTCGCTGGTGCTACGTCCGCCAGCCGTATGATCTTGATGTCACTCATTCTCGCTCTCCCTGGTGTAGTCCATACCCATCCCGCTCCCAGCCATCCCCTCGGAGGTGGAACGATGAGCGCGAGACCTGCTTCGCCATCTCCTCGGTGCAGGTCTCGCACACGGGGGGTGGGTCATCGTGGCGCTGTAGGCGCTCCCTCTCCGCGCCGCAGCTACCGCATCTCCACTCATAGATCGGCATCATCACCCCTCGCCCATGCGAGCCCCTGCGATGCAATGTGGAACATTTTGGCGAGCACCATCCGCTCCCTCGTATCCGCCTTGCCCCACAGTCCGACCAGGGCAGAGTGGGCATATTCTGGATCCCACTTCGCCAACGGGATCCGGTCCTTCTGGTCGTGGCAGGTCACGCATATCGTCGCTGTTATCTTGCCGCCCAGGCTCTTAGGCACGGGAAAGTGGTCCCGCTCATGTCGGCCAAACAGTTCGCGGGTGCAGATGTAGCACTCCATCACCCCTCCGATGTCTGATCCCTACTGACACACGCGTTGCATGTGCCGCACGGCTCCACCATATCGACCGGCTGATAACAGGACCACGTCTCCGCCAGGTTGATGCCGGCTGTCCGTGCAGCCGTAACAATCTCGGCCTTGGACATCTCGACCAACGGTGCCCTAACTCGGACACCGACATCCGACTTTACGAGGGCATCCAGGGCATCGATCCATCCAGGCCTACAGTCGGGGTAGTGGTTGTCGTTAGCGTTTGCACCGAACCATACCTCATCGAATCCGCGACCTTTCGCGATGTTTATAGCGTGGGAAGCCAAGATAAGATTTCGGCCAGGCACGATCCGTAACCCCGGCGCTCCAATCCCGATTCTCATAGCATCGCCGACCCCCAACATTCGGACGGTTAGTCGGATGGCTTCAACCTTCCGCCGATACGACCAACGCGTAACCGCTTGGCTTTCCATTCTCGCGGCCGGTTGGCCATAGTCAACAAAGAGCACCGCGCCGAGGTGGCCTGCCTCATGCGCGCGGGTGGCCAGCAGGGTGGAATCAATACCGCCCGACATCAGAACTAAGACCATGAGGACCCCCTATCGAAGATGCAGGTTTGAGCTGTGGTGGAGGTGAGGCGGGGCACGTTCGCAGACCATCGGGTAGCGCTCGTGCCGTCCACCGAATGAGCCCCCGCACACATGGCCATGCGGATCCGCCGAACCGTGTTGACCCGTCCGACGTGGTAGTACGCCCCGATCCGCCGAGCGTATCGACCCCACATGGCCATCGTGCGGATCTTCCATTCTGTCGAGCCCCCCAGGAACAGGCCCCGACCAGGTCCCATCAGCGGATCGACATCGGCTATGGACATCCCATCCTGAACTGCGATCAGCTTCAGCGGATGGTCGATACGTGGTAGCCATCTGCGGGAGAGCGATAGGGACTGTAGCCCACCGCCCACGATGTCCGGCACGACCACCCACGACGCGCCGGCTCCGATGCTGTCGACGGTGTGCCCAAACGCGTCCCCGTCGAAGTCTCGCCCCTGCTGATGGCACCCCCATGCCCCGTTATCGAGAGCGTATGGTGCCGGGCTACCGTCGGGCCAGCGCGGGGCCGTCTTGCCCTTGCAGCGGCGCAAGGTGTCGGGACTCATCAGCAGCGACCAGCCGTGATCCTGCAACACGCGCAGATTATGGGCCGTGCCCGTCCAGCTAGCGAACAACATCACCCCTCTTCCTCCCACTGTACGTCCAGCACCGGGAGCTCAGGCGCCGGGATGCCGAGCACCTGACACGCCATCGGCAGCGCTTTCAGCACCCGCTGGGCTACCTGCTCCGGGTCTCCACGGTCCACGCTGTGGATGACCTCCACCTGCTGTGGAGCGTTCGCCCCGGTGAGCTGGGCCTGGAACTCGAGCGTGCGGAGGGCCACCATCTCTCGCCCGTTCTTGAGTGCGAGGGTCTTGATCCCGTTGGACTCCGCGAGCAGGCGCGCCCGGTGGTCGTCCACGGTAGTCTCGTCCTGCTGGGCTATCCACTGGTCTGCTACCCATCGCAGGTCCAGGCGCACCTGCCGGGGGGTGACCCCCCACGCATCCCCGAAGGCGCGCTGTTCCTTGAGCGAGAGGTGCCCGAGTATCATGCGCTGCTCCAGAGCTGCCCTGCGGGCGGACACGGTCTGGTTGTTGTTCTTGCGCCCCATAGGCTCCACGTCCCTCAGTGGTAGTAAAGTACTGCCACCGCCGCTCTCAGTCAACCCATGGCGAGGCGTCACCCGATTAGCGCCATCTGGATGTCGGGAGGTCCAGCCGGCCACTCGGCAGGGTCTACGCACACGGACTCGCGTATGCTCACCCATCGGTGCTTTCCCTGTGTGGGGTGGTCGTCATCTCGCTCTCGTGTTGCTCTTGACCATTCCCCCCCCCCTGCATCGCCGTCGAAGCGCCAACCCGCGCCGCGTAACGATGCGCCGCCCTCGTCAGGGAGCGTGTACGTGATGATCCTGCGGTAGCCCATGGCGAACGCGGCCCGCCGAGCAGCGCCGAGCAGCGCCGAGCAGGCGTTCGGGCATCCGTCAGTGGCGACCCTTGCGACCTCCGCCGTGAACCCGTCTTGCAGCATCCGGGCCACCGGTCGCGCGATGACCGCCACGCCACGCACCGAGCGGGCCTCGTCAACTACAGCGAGGCAAAACAGGCACCCGCGCGTGGGCTTGTGGTGTCGGTGGTGCTTCATGATGTAGCCGCTTGCCTGTCGGAGCGTACATGGCACGACGGTTAACCGCTCACGCGTCCATCCCTCGCTCATCACTCCCCACCCTGGATCACGGTCAATCGTGGCTCTGCCCTCACGGCCCCTTGGCCATCGCCCGTGTCACAGACACCCCATCGCATACAGCCCCACTCTCGGGCGGGAGGTGCGAACATTTCAAACTGTCGCCCGCCGTGCTTTGTCCTTGAGGCCATCGACCACCTTTCGGATTGGCCAGCACGGATATTTGGTTTTGCCTGTCTCCGGGTCACGCTCACCAGTGCGAGCCTGGAACCATGACGGGCGCCCGTACCCTTTAGACTCAAAGGTATCCCCTGTCTTCGCGTACCGTACTGCCGCCAGCTCCTGAACGGCGGTCTCCAGTGCCTCGACTACTTTGACTCGGCCTGGGTCAATCTCAGCCATGTGCCGGATCTCTGACTTACGCGCATAGATGCAAGGCCAGCACCCTACCCGGTGAGCCCCGCTCAGATACAGCGGGTTCGGCGGTACGCTGTGCCGCTTGTGGATGTCCACCACATCCTGATCGGACCAGTGGATCAGCGGTCGCCACTGTTCGCAGTCGCCTGCACTCCAGTCCTCCCACTCAGGCAGCTTCTCTCGGGCTCGAGATTCGGCGGCACGGACTCCCGTGCAATTGATGGGTTCCACGTCGAGCCCGTCTAAATAGTCCCGCATGGCGAATATCTTGAGGCCCTGAGTACAGAAGCGGCGGATCCGGGATGGAAACATTCCCCGATTGAGGACCAGGCGCACCATCGAGGACTCACGCCCCAACATGGCCTCGATGCGCTCGACGTGTGGAACTGCCTCTGGCTTAACCTTGATCTCTGCCTTGATCGTCGTGATGGGCCCGATGTAGGCCGGCAGAACCTCCCGCACATAGTGATCCGTGTCGGCGTGCTCCCACCCGGTGTCCATGTTGACCGCCTGATAGGGGATCTCCAGCTCGCGCAGGTACAGGCACATAGCGGTCGAGTCCTTGCCGCCGCTGACCGATGCGATCACCAGCCGATCTCCGATTCTCTGCATGATGTCTTTCCTGTTGTGCCGCTTCATTCTGTGCCCCCACCGTCCTGTGCGACCTGCTGCCAATCTCCCACCGGCGTCTTGGGTGGGTCGGGTGGCTTCGGACCCATGAGCCTATCGAACGTCTCCGGGTCCATGCGCTGGCGGGTGGGCAGCTTCGGACATCGTGCGTCGGAGACGTGTACCCGGTCGACGTACGGGCTTGCGTCCCACTCGCGCACGACATCGCGATAGTCCGCATAGGCCCCTTGGCTCAGGCGGAGGCCCTTCCCGCAGTCGCACGCGGCGATGTAGTTGGTCACCTTGAACCCACCGCCGGTGCGCCGCTCCCACTTGGCGAGCTCGCGCATACCGGTGTCCTCACACGCACGGCAGCCGGTGGGCTCCGATGCTGGGGTGGTCCTGGGGTCTGCCTCGATGAGCTCAAGAAACCGCGCGACGTTGGGCGGGCTCTTCTGCTTCGCGATCCAGGTATGAGCTGCGGCCATGACCTGGCCGTTGCTCTTCGTCTCGAGGTGAGGGGCGAAGACCTCCAGGGTGTCCTTGACCCAGAGCGGGTGCTTCCCATAGTTGCTCGCGATGAGCGCGAGCGCGGTTCTGATGGTGTCCTGACTGGCCATGGTGGTTGTCCTGTGTGGTTGGTTGGTTGATCGTTTCCTGAGAGCGAGAGCGGGGTGCCTCTAGCCTCGTCGTATCTCTAGCGCGGTCTCTCTCTCGCTCTCTAGTTTGAAGTGGAGTGGAAGGGTGTACGTGTATAACGCGCGCGCGCGATGGGCGGTTTGCCACCGTAAGTTGTTGATTTGTTTCAGGGTCACCGGGCGGTTTGCGGTTGGTTCTTGACATTTGGGCGTGCCATTCGGCCATCCACTCTCGTGCTCGCGCCACCGCTTTACGGGCCTTCCAGTCGGTGATGCCCGCCCACTCTGCGATGCGGCGCTTGCCCCATGGGTGACCGGCCTCGATGCGGGAGCAGAGCACCATGTGGATCACGAGATCCGGGGCGGGGTTGTCGCGGGTCCACCGCCTGGTCAGCTCGTCGTCTATCAGCGCACGAGGCGCCGGATGCCACTGCTTCATTATGTCACCTGGGGTTCTTGCTCAGCACCGCAGAGGAGGGCCCCTGCCGCTGTGGCAGGGCACCCGAACGCTCTGAGGTGACAACAGCGTTCCACCGGGTGATCAAACCCGGCACCTCTACCTATACCCGCTGGGCAGGTAGATAGCTATCAACGTGTGTGGATTCTCCAGTTTGGCGGCGTACAGTTTCTCAGCGCGTAGGCACTGGACCTGGCCATCGTCCTCCCACAGACCGGGGCATATGCCGATCCCATCGAGCACCGCTTTCACGACGTTGTCCAGGTCAGCCCTGGATGCGTGCTCCACGCGGCCGGGCGGGTCCTTCTTGCGCTGTAGGCGCTGGGGGCGCTTCATCACCGCCACGATGTCCACCCGCACAGGAACGCCCGCGGGTGCCCATAGGCTGGCTCTTGGGGGCCGAGGTAGGCCAGACCCCACATAGAGCGCTACGGACCGCTCAAAGTCCACTGTGCGCTTCGAGGAGTATGTCCTCACCCCCCTGTGGGTGCGGGCGAACCGGGGTCGGCCCTTCGGGACGGGCTCGCCAGGGACGAGCACGCGCATAAGCTCCGTCCAGGTCATACCGCCCCCCCGATGCTGGCGACCACCCGACCGACGACCTCCGCGACCTGCGGGACTACGGCGTTGCCGAGGCATCTAAGTCGGTCCACCCGTCGGGGAACCCCATCAGCCACTCGACCCACGCCGGGTTCAGGCTTCCAGGCTTGGACGTATCCGAGGCTGCGAGCGAACAGCTCACCGCTGTTGCAAGCCCGTCCCCGCTCCTGCCCTTGTAGCTGGCCCGGTTGTAGTTGCCGCTCACTGTCGGTGTGGGCCACTGCCCGGTCTTTGCCATCGTTGAGAGGCTGGGTGAGCCCGCCCCCTTGAAGATCGATCCGTCCCCTCTCTTTCCATTCTGCCCCGTCCCGTATGCTGTTGCTGTCGGTGTCGGATACTGACCAGGCGACAATGAACAAGCGATCCCGCCTGTGAGGGGCGCCGACGGCTTGAGCGGGTATGCAGTCCCAGATCGCATCATACCCGCTCGCGGCCAAATCCCCGAGAACTCGACCCAACCCCCGAAGACGCAACGCTGCGACGTTCTCCACGACGACGAATCGTGGTCGTAGCTCGCCAATGAGGCGCGCATACTCTGACCACAGACCGGAGCGCGATCCTTCGACGCCGATCCGTGTTCCAGCATCGCTGATGTCTTGGCAGGGGAAGCCTCCGCAGAGGAGGTCGCAGGCGGGCAGGTTGCCCGCATTGACTTGTCGGACATCGTTGTACCTCCTTGCATTAGGCCAATGGCGGGCGAGCACCAGCCGGGCGTATGGATCGGACTCGACCTGGAACACGGTACGCGCTCCGGGTATCGCTCTCTCGATACCGAGCTCAAGACCGCCGATACCGGAGAATAGAGATCCGATCCTCACCGCTCCACCCCTCGGGCGACCAGCCACCGGGCGCGTGTAGCGTCCGCCTCGGGAGCGCCCAGGGCCCGCAGCAGGTGCTCGAGCTGGCCGGCGTTCGGGACGGTGCGGCCGGTCTCCACGGCGCTCAGCCACGGCTGTGAGCAGCCCTCCACCCGCCGCAGGAACTCCGCGGTCTCGGCCTGGGTATACCCGCGTGCATCCCGCAGCGACCGCAGGAGCCTACCGAGCAGCATACCCGCGTGTCTATCAGTGGTGGGGATAGTCGATGCTTCCATTTTCTCTCCCGCTCTCGTGGTTGTGCCTTTACTTTTATACCCGAGGGGTATATGTGTAAAGGGCGCACGATGAAAGTGCGCACTTACACACACAGGAGAGAGAGCATGACCACGACCAAGATCACACAGCTATCTCGAGCGCACTCGGATGCCGCACTCGGACGGCTGGACCACATCGCGCACAGCCTTGCTGTGAGCGCAGAGATCCTCGCGAAGACGAAGCAAGGCGATCCCGAGTCGGCGCGGATCATCGCGCCGCTCATCGCCTCATCGCTGTTCTCGCTTGTCACCGAGATCGAGCAGGCAATAGCCGACCTATCACCCAACACCTCACCATTTTAGGGGGCGAGCATGCCACTTGATCCAGCCATCCTCGAAGCCCAGCAAGCCATCGGCGCCATCGCCAGGGACGCCCGTAACGAGTTCAGCGGGTACGACTATGTCAGCGCCGAGACCATGATCGGCCTGTGCCGGGATGCCCTCCACGGTGCCGGTGTGGTGCTCACCGCCGGGGATGTCACGCTCTCCCCGCTCGGGGATGGTCTGATCGTTGTCCAGTCGTTCACGCTCTCGTGCGACGGCCAAGAGCGCACCCTGACCCGGTGCTGGCCGGCGATGCCCGCCAAGGGACGCCCGCTCGATAAAGCCGTGGCAGGTGCCCTCACGGCGTGCCTGAGCTACACCCTGCGCGACCTGCTGCTGATACCCCGTGGCGATGCTCCCGGCGTCGGCATGGACGACACAGCCCGCGACCGCGGGGATGCCCGGAGCGGGGGCGGTGAGAAGGTGGCGCGATCGATCGTCACCCACGGACACCTCGACCCGAACTGCCCCAAGTGCGGAGGCCGGATGTGGAACAACGTGGAGAAAAAGCTGGGCGAACCCTCGTGGCGTGGCCCCTGGTTCGGGTGCAAGAACAGGGACGACTGCAAAGGGGCGATCTGGGATCCGCCGCCGGGCATTGACACGCCCTCGCCCGTTGAGGACGAGATGCCGCCGCCGCCCGAGTATGACGGAGGTGCGCGATGACCACCGCCGAGATCAGACCGACATCCCACGACTCCATCCAGAGAGGGCGAGAGTACGTGCGTGGCAACCTCGGCGACGGCGTGTCCTGCCCGTGCTGTGGCCAGCTCGCCAAGCTGTACCGGCGCACGCTCAACAGCGCCATGGCTCGCGCTCTCATCGCCATGGTGAGGCTGGACGACCGGCATGCCGGGGTGATGGTCTATGGCGGCGGGTACCGGTGGCACTATGTGAAGTCCCTGCCGCTCATCCAGGGGCGGCACGGGGGCGGCGACTTCGCGAAGCTGCGATGGTGGGGGCTGATCGCTGAGATGCCGAAAGGCGACGCCCCGCAGCGCCGGACCTCGGGCATGTGGCGGGTCACGGACCTGGGGCGGCGGTGGGTGTTCGAGGCTGATACCGTCCCTCGCAGTGTGCTGATCTTCGATGGGCAGGTGCAGGACATTTGTGGGAAGCCCATCGGCGTCCGTGAAGCCCTCGGCCGGCACTTCGACTACTCGGCGCTGATGGGCCGGAGCGGGGGCCATCGTGGGTAGTACCCTGCACCGGGGCGGCCGTGCTGCCGCTGTGCTCGCGTGCATATGCACCGAGGCGGAGACCATCTCGAGCCTATCGGATGAGCTCGGGTGCTCGCCCCGGCAGGTCCAGAACGCGCTGAAACAGCTACGGGCTCGGGGCCTGGTCGAGCTGCGCGTGCAAGGGCGGGGCGGGGCGGTCGTTCCTACCCCGGAGGGCCGATCCGCCATGATGAACCACCTGCGACGGCTCGGATGTGCGTGGCGCTAAACGCTGCACTGCTCTCTCGCTCAGAACTTTCTTTCGATTATTTCGGGGTTAGCCCTTCTCATCCTATTGTTTGGGGTTACAGTATAGGTACACAAAGGAGCAGAGCATGACCCTCTTTACTGACCATCGCGGCGAGACCCGCCTTCCCCGCACCGATAGCGAGAGCCGGATGGCCGACGCACAAGCAGAGGCGAGGGCTGCTGCTGCCATCGACTCATGCCCACGATGCGGGAAGGGCGTCAACCGCAACCTCGCTATCCGGGGCTGGGTGCAGTGCGAGCAGTTCGGATCCGCCGGGTTCCGCGCTGACGATAGCGCCCCTTCCTGCTCATGGCAGGGCTTCACCTGCTAACCACACACCGGGGGGCGATGCCCCCCACAGGAGCACAACATGCGACGATTTCCAACATGGCTTGAACGTCTACAGCACCCGGACCTTCACTCGGACGACCTTGTTGGCACCCCACCGCCGCCGGCCGATAGCGGCCCAGCGATAGAGGACGAGCCCGACGAGTGGTATGGGACGGAGGAGGACAACGCGCAGGCTGCAATGGATGCACTGAAAACCACGCGAGAGCTGGGCGAAGACCGGCGAATGGGTATCACAAACACATTTGGGCGCGAATTGGCCGCCCTAAAGGGGACAAAATGAACGCGAAGCGAAGGCCATCGGGACGGCGCAAGGCACTGACCAACATGTGGTTAGGTGGTGGTGGGTGCTACTACCTCGTCCGGTGTACTGAGTGCCCCACGACTAAAGAGGTGGAAGCATTCGGCATCCCCAAACAAAAGGCTTTGCCGCTGCTCGAGGGCTGGACCTACGACAACGACGGCGACTGGATGTGCCCTGTGTGCAGCAAGGAAAAGGAGTGATCCGGCGTATCCTGTACCACTTCGCTGAGTGGCTCCTGGCCGCCGGCGTGCTGCTGACGGTAGCCGTCTGGATGGCTATCTAACGACCGCGCCACTCCCCCCGCCTCGCCGGGCGGGGAACCCGGTTCATACCGGCGGGGGGAGTGGCGCCCAGCGCGTTATAGCCCCCTCGCCAGCGATCACGCCGGCACAGCTGGGTGAACCCCCCGCCTCGGATGGTCTGAGGCGGGGGGCTTCTACGTGGAAAACCCCCCACCCTTCACGCGAGAGGAGAGTGGGGGGCCACACAGGAACAGACGGACGGAACCACACCGCGCGTCCAGACCAGTATAGCCCGACCTGTGGCTACGGGCAGCGCGCCCCGGTGGCGGCACAGATAGCCGCGAGCTGTGCGTCCTGATGGGCCATGCGCTCTTTGACCTCGTCGACCTTGACCTCGAGCGTGCCTATCCGGCGCTCCAGATCCCCGACCTTGGCGCCGGTCAGGCTGTGCCCAGAGCCGTATGCGTGTTCGGTGACCTCCTGCTCCAGTGCCTCGAGCTGCTGGGTCTGGTGGTCGATGCTCTGGCCGTGCGCTGTGAGCATCGCCAGTCCGCCGCCCGCTGTGACCAGCAGGCCCCCCAGCGTGACCGCCATCCGCGAGTCGATGAAGCGGCCGACTGGGATCTTCATACCATCATCCGAGCTCATCTCCCCTCCCTCTGAGTATACACCGCGCCGATCCCAGCCCCCACCACTGCCACGGTCAGCAGTGCCTCGAGTCGCCCAGCCCACCGCTGAACCGATGGCCGCTCATACCACGGACCCGGTCCCGACGCAGCCGCATAGCGCGCCCTGTACCAGTCTCTCTCGCTCTCGAGTAGTCGGATATCCAAGGCGTGCAGCTCCTCGAGGGCGTCCCGGTGTCGCTCCACTGCGAGCATATACACCACGCGGCTGACCGGTTCAGCAACCGCGGTGCATCTCACCAGACCGTCACCATCGACGAGCTCGGGCGGGACGGGCTCGCCCACTCGGAGAGGAATGGACCGCGCGCACTCGTCCGGCACGGGGTCGTGTGCAGCAGGGCGAACGAGTGCGCCGGCCCAAGAAACTGAAAGCGCGAGCGCGAGCACAGCCATGGTCATCGCTCGGAGTCCGCCCGCTCGGACGCCTCCGCAGCGCCACCCGCTGGGTCATCGCCTGCCAGGATAGCGTCCAGTGCGTCCAGCTCGTCGCTGAGCGCGTCCACGGCGTTCTGCCTATCCTGGGCGGCTGCCTCGTCCTTCGGAGGCGCTGAGGGCCTGTCTTCGGTCGGTCTGCGCTTGGCGGGGATACAGCGCCACAGCAACACCGCCACCACAGCCCCGACACAGACCGCCCAGATCAGCCCCTCCACCACCGGTCAGCTCTTGGCGGCCGAGTAGTCGACCGCGCCCTGCGCAAACAAATAGCTGACGATGACGGCCGTTGACGCCTGGATGCTCTCCCACAGGGCCACCTCTTCGGAGAGGACACCCACCACGATAGGGGCGATAGCGCCGATGAAGGCGGCCCACCATTTACGGCTTGATAGCTTGGTTTTCAGTGTGTCGAGCATGGTCTCTCCCTCGTTGTTATTATTGAGTGGCTGCCCACTTATCGATCCCGTGCGCCAAAGCGGCGCCCATCGCCCGCAGGCCATCGACCCCGAGCAGATCAGCGTGGGCAGGGCAGTCCAGGAACGCCGGTTCATAGCAGATGCCCACCGGGCGCACGACGCCGCCTATGGTGCCAAATGCGCCCCGCGTCCAGCCGTCCGGCTTGCACTCGATCGCCTTCGCCTCGCTGAGCTCAGGGGCCACCAGCCGCAGCTCACGCGCGATGGCCACCGCCAGCCGGATACCGCGCCGTGACCGGACGTCATAGAACACCGAGCCGTAGCCCTTGCCGGGACGCCCTCCCCATCCAGCGTTCAGGTGCGCCGCCACGTAGACCTGCGGGCCGTACTCGCTGCCGAATGTGCCCGAGTAGGCGTTGACCCGGTCGTGCCGCGCTGAATACCACCCGTCCGAGATCGGGACCACGGTGTGCCCGTCCTCGAGCAGCGCCACCTCGGCCGCCGTCAGATAGTGCATGGTCAGGATCGCCTCGAGCTCGTCGGTGTCGATCGTGCCATCCCCGTCCAGGTCCGCAGACGCGCCACGGTCCGCAGCTCGGCGCCCCGGCTTGCCCGCGTGTTGCCGGTCTAGGAACACCACCGCCACCTATCCGATCCGTTGCGCGTTGATGTAGGCGATCAATACGGCCGCATCGCTGGCGCTCGCCAATGCCGCAGCCCACAGCGCGGCGTCTATCCGAAGCCGAACGTTTACCGTGTCAACCTCTTCGGTGCCGGCCTCCGAAGCGGACCCGTCGTTGGCCCTGCATTCTGTGATCGGATCGTTCTTGATGTCGTCTTGTGTCATGTCATGCCCCTGGGGTCCAGCTACCGCCACCGCTCACCTTGTACCAGATGCGGAACTCGGCCGTCTTCGCCGACGATATCGACTGGTTGAGACCACATGTCACGAAGCCGTATACCGCCCCGGTGCCGGTGATCTTGTTGGTGCTGATGTTGAAGTCTCCCTGTCCTGTATCGCCGGCACCGGTCGGGTTGCTCGGATC